CTGGTCCATTTAAGATACTTCCGTCATAATTAAACCTAGACCCATGACATGGACAGTCATATTGGATTTTATTTTGTTATATTTTACTTTATTTTGCAATAATCTTGTATAATAGTATTTTCAACACATTCAAAGTTTTTTTATATTTTTTATAACTCTATTTATTTTATTTTATTTTGGCTTATTTTTATTTTTGGATGTCAAATGGGTGTCAATTTTTTATTATTTTTAATTAAAAGCTTCTATATATTTACTACTTGTATTTATATATCCTACGTCTCCTTCACTCCATATACTACCCCAGCCATTATATACATATCCTACTTCTATTATATCTCCCTCTTTTAATACCCAGCTCTTAGCAGCTAAGTTTCCATCTTTATCTGGTCTATCTTTTCTAACATTTAATGCATTTGTTATTACTTTATATTTTTTATTATAAACTCCATTTTTTAATTGTACATATGTTTCTTCTTTTTCTAATCGTGAAGCAAACCAATCCCAAGTTAAACCAGAATATTTTTTAGTAATCATATAAGAAGGACATATCTTTTTTGTCCAATCATAATGTCTTTTTACTTTTTTAACTGTTGTTATTTCAGATTTTAAAACTTTTATAAGTTCTATCGCATTCAAATATGCTTGTTTTTGTAATTCTTTATTATTTGAATATTGGCATATCTCTATTCCGATACTAGTATTATTCCCTTCCTTACAACCTGCGTGCCAACAAGTTCTATATAGATTTACAAGTTGTCTTATAGTATAAGCATCAACACAAAGTTGAAAACTAGCTTGTTTTCTATTTAAATCGTTTTGTCCATTCTTTACTGATTTATAAAATTGTGTTGCTGGAACATCTGGACAATCAGTTTCATGAACTGTAATACTTGTTGGATTAAATTTTTCATAAGGGACCATATGCCCTTTAGTAAGTAATTCTGTACTTACTACTTTTGCATTTCCTATTTTATATCCATTTTTTAATACTCCATTTAAAATATAACTCATAATATCACTCCTATTCTTCTTTTCCTTTTTCAGTAAGCATCTCTATAGCATTTGAAATTATAGGTGGAAGATCTATACCCATTAAACCTGCATTTTCTACTATAGAAATTAGTTCATTTGCCAAAAATCCTATTATTATTGTGTTTTTTATATAATCTAATCCAAAAACTAAATCTAATCTGTATCCTATTAATACAAATAATAAAATAACACCTTTTCTACATAATCCCTTACATCCAATAGCACTATTTAATTTTCCATTTTGGGTTTTGGGACTATTTTTAAATATAGCTGCATTAGTAATTCCCATTAAATAATCAATCATCATGAATATAATTAATGTTTGCAACCCTGTCGTCCACCCCCCTAAAATATAAGCAATAAAACTCCCTATAGATCCAATAGTCGTACAGATTTTTTCTTTATACATATACTTCTCCTTTCATTTCTTTTCTTTCATAAAAAAAGAGCCTAAAACTAATTAGACTCCTGTCAATCTTTTATATTATTTTTACTTATTTATAATATTTTTTTACAAGTGTTTTCAATTCTTTTATGTAGTTATCTATATTTTCTTGATTAAGTTCATAATCATCATAGTCAAATATACAACTATATCTATCTATAAAGTTATCTACATCCTCTAATACTTTATTATCAAAATATAAAGGGGCAAATATAGCTATAGCTGCATTCATAGGTTTTATTTCCAGTTGATCTGCATTTGCAACATTCATAACGCCTCCTGGTCCACAATCAAAAACATTTCTAACTATATATTCAAGACTTATTGCATCTTGATGATCCATCTTTGATTTCATATAAAAAATCATCTCCTTTCTATATCTCAATAATATAGAAAAAAGTGGGAATTAGCAACAACTTAAGTGCACAATTTTTTTAAATTGCGAACTTAACAAAGTGTTTTAATGAAATTAGCTATTAACACGGATAGGTGTTCTTCAACAAATAATTGGTTAGGGTGTAGTTTATCATTACCACCATAAATAGCTCGCCATATATCATTTTCAAAATGTACACCACTACAAGTATATAAATCTAATACAGGAATAGAATTAATACTAGCCACTTCTTTAATTGCATTTACAACATCATCTAGCGTGAATTTAGGTTCATATGGACTCACTCCAGTTGTACCCGCTTGTTTCATTGGAGTTATATAAAATATAACTGCTTTTGGATATGTTTCTATCATATATTTTGTAATTTGTTTCAATGCTCCATAGATACTTGTATCATCTTCACTCTCTAAAGTACCCAAAGCATTGCAATATCCTCCTACAGAGCGAATATAATCATTTACCCCTCCGAAAATAGCTATTATATCTGCATCTTTATCCATAGTTTTCATTCTAGTTACAAAAGCATTATTTCGATTTGATATAGCATCTTCGTTTTCATTTACAACGCTTAAACAAGTTCCACTTTGTCCATAATTTCTACATTCAGCAAGTCCTAACAGTTCTTTTAAGACAGTTGGATAAGGTCGTGCCATTTGGTCTGTCATACCTGAATCAGGAATCATTCCAAATGTTATTGAATCTCCTAAACAATTCATTTTAATTTTGCTATATTTAGTATTAGTTGTTTTAGTTTCATCAGTAATTGCAACATAAGGAGGTTTATATTGTTTGTCAAGCACTTCAAAGTTTAACCAAAAGTGTGATGTATTTATGTTTATAATAGAATCTTTAAAAAATACCAATCTTAATTTTGTGCATTCTTTTTCTTCTGTGATTGTAAAAGATGTGTCTGTAGAATATTTATTTAGATATAATAATCTGTCACTTCCATTTCCTTCGTTATTATATAACCATAAATAATAGTTGTCAGAAGGTTCTATACCTTCAATAACTCCATTATAACCTAAAAAATATTTTCCTATTGAAAGATGTTCACAATTCAATGAAAATTCTATATAACAATCTTTTGTTGGTTTACCTGTAAATGTAAATGATTTATCATTATTTTTTATACAGGTAACTCCACAATCTTTTGTTATGCTAACCAAATCTAATCTATTAATTAAATTACTACTATGTATAAATGAATCTATAATTGTATTATCAAGTTTTTTGCTTATATTTTCTACTTCATTTTTATCAGCATAGTTTTTTTCTAAAATCCAAATATTAACATCATCTGCATAAGTCTTATTAGCACAAACTCTTACATATTTAGCATTATCAGGACATTTACTTGTTTTGAATTTAGAGGTGTATCCACTCCCACTAATCGAACTGATAAATTTCTTTGACTCATCATAGAAGGATAAACCTGCCGAAGTTTCAAACTGCTCTATGTAACCTATTTTACTTACATTTGATATATCTACATAATCTGTTGATATCCATGAATTAGATGAAGTTTCCATACCATTTACAGTGTTGATATATACATTGTCACATTTAGATGTTTGAGCTATAAACATACTTTGTTTACCTTCTGATAGATTAAGTAATTGACTTCTTATACTATCCCCTAAATTATCATAAGTAATTCCATCCTCCCCTACTCTAGCATCAACTAACTCAGCATCTCCAGTGGTACTTCCTTCTTTAAGAGAAGTAAAACTATCTATTCTAGCCTTCTGTGTTTGTATGTCATTTTTAATACTACTATCATCATAATTTTCTAAATTAGTTAATTTATTTCTTTCTTCAGTTGTAATAGTTTTTTTCACAATATCTTTACATTGCGAACTTACCTCATTAATAGCTCCAACAATCTCCTTATTCTCCGTATCCAAACTCTCATCAGTTTTCTTCTGAAAATCCCTCAAATCCTGTATATTGTTATTTTCAATTGTATCTTTTACTTCTTCAAAAGCTTCTATTATTGACTTTCGTATTTTACTACAGAATGCATCTTTTTTTATTTTTTCTAAAAATGGATTTAGATCTAAGCTCATATTATCCCCCCTTAATATCCTATAGCAGTCATATAAAAAGTCACATCACCTATTATATTCTGTTTTTCAATTTGAGTTGCTGTAAGCAAGCAAGAACTTTTGCTCTTAGGAATAGCATTTACAGCCAATAAATTACTTCCATTTGAAATTGCGCCTCCAGTTACACAAACGCATGCATTTTGGAATGCTTTTTTAAATGTAAACTCTTTTTCCATATGATAACTGTCTTTATCAGGAGAATAAGTCACTTGAAATGTTTTTATGATCATTCCCCCTGGTAGTTTAACGCTGCAGTTATCTTGATTTTTTATATTATCACTATCATCTACTTCTATTGAATTTAAATTAATAATTCCAGCTAATTGCACACCTAATGGTATAAATTTGCCATTTACTTTTATGTATATCGTATCGCTCATTTTTATCCCCCTTTATTAAAAACCATTTTTATGTAGTGCTTTTATTAATACTGGATAATTTATATATCCTCTATTTACATCTACTGCTGTCGATATTCCATTAACAGTTCCTGTTCCATATTGCCATAAACCAAATTCAGATTTAGACCATGTAGCTTTAGAACTCCATTGTGCAAGCCATATAGGGTAATCTTTTATACTGTCAAAATTTATTTTATTTAAGAACCAGTCTGGATTTCCATAAATACCACAATAATAACCTGCATCGGTTAACATCTTATAAAATGTTGTCATATAACTTGTTAATACTGTTTTACCCGGGTTATATGTTGTATATTTTCCAGTGCTAGAATTATATACTGTGTTAAGACTGTCATATTCTTGGTCAAAGAAAATTGGATAGGCGAAGGTTCCTCCAGGATATTTATTTAATTCACTTATTACAAAATTAGCTTCTGCTTTTAATCCGTCTAAAGTACTTGCGTATGAGAAGAAATATACTCCAATTGGAATTCCTGCAGCAGTAGCACCTGCTACATTGTTTGCAAATTGACTATCTAAAACTCCACCTTTGCTTGCACGCAGTCCATAACCCATACGTATTATTGCAAACTGTACTCCAGCTGCTTTTGCCTTTGTCCAATTTATAATTCCATTATGTTTACTAACATCAACTCCAAAACTTGGATTATTTTTATCAATAGTTATATCTCCTATATCTGGCTGTTCTGGTATATCATCCTTGCTTTCTATTGTCGTTATATTACAATATGCACCAGATACAAAGGCCTCTTTCCCGTTAAAATCAACCTTTATCCATCTACTATTTTCATATGTTTCTAATATCATAAATACATAACCCTTTTGAACATATGCTATAGCTGTGTATTCCACTCCTGGACCACTTCTTACTGTTAAAGCATTAGCAGTTACTGTTGCTATTTTTGAAGTAGAAGTTACCAACGTACCTACTGTTGCCTTTCCAAAAGTAGTACCTAGTTTATTTGCCGTTTCTTCATCTTTCATACAAAGTGCAAATACATACGAACCATCGTCTTTTACTTTTACACTTTCTGCACGATCTGTTACGGTAAATATCTTTCCATCAAGTTCAGTTCCTGTATTTTTTACAAGAACTTTTGTACCAAACCCTACATTAGAAGGTGCTGCACAAGTAAGTTCATCTGGATAACCTACTAATGTATTTCCAAGTGAATCACGACCTACTGCAACATATGTATTAAATATAGCATTAAATGTATCTCCTTTTACTGCTATTGTATCTCCCTCTTCTGGAGGTGTTGGGTCCAAATCTCCTGAATTATCTCCACCTCCAGTATCTGGTGGCTCTCCTTCGTCTGTATTTTTCTTAACTGGAATCCATAATGTGGCCTTTCCTTCTGGTGAAGGCATATCTTCATCAAATGAAATTTCACTATAAACACCATTTTCTAAATCATTTTTAATTCCTTTTAACATAATCTCTATTGCATCTAATCTTTTAGGTACTGATTCATATTTTGTTCCATCACTGCATGTTCTAGAGAGTATTACTTCCGCATCAGTATTTCCTCCATCTAGAATTAATTGTTCAAAGGTATCTCCTAAACAATCTTGTCGCGTTGATAAATCTTCTGTTTTTTCATTTATTGCCTCAACAGCGTTTGCAATACTACTTCTCACCTCTAATCCATATACTGCATTTCTTATTGTTTCTACTGCAGTTTTTATTTTATTATACATACTATTCAATCTCTCCACCTCCTTGTTGTAAAGAGTCTAATTTTTTATTTATTTCTGTTATTTGCTTAGTTATCTCAGATATTTGTCCAGTTACAGTATTAAAATTTTGATTAAACTCCTGTATCTTTTGATTAAAAACCTCAACACTTACAGAGTCGCCTTCTATTTCTTCAATCTTTTTTAAAATATTTTTATTTGTTATCCCTAAACTGGCAACAATAGCTTTTACTTCTGCAACATTTTGATTATTATTTTTACTTACACTTTGAATTATCTTAGCATTATTTACATAATAATCTTTCGCACTTATTTTCTTTTCGCCTAACGTGATTGTATTTGAAGAAGGTTGCCTTATTTCTATACTCAAAACTATCAAAATCAAGTCCTAGAAGAGATAAATCTAGAGCTTTTACAGTGTTACTCATTCCTAGCTGTATAGAACTTATATATTGTTTACCTCTAGTTAATAAATTAGAGGCTTCTGTAATATCATCGTAAGTAATTACACCTTCGATAATTCCAAAAGCCTCTATTCCTTCTTCATAATCCAAATAATCTTTTCCATTATTCACTTCTTTTATTGTAAGCCTTTCATCAGATTGTACTTCGTTACCTTCTGCATCTGTCGTTTTTAATTTTGCACCAAGAAATTTATATCTTGTATAAAAATCATCAAATTTAGGTTGATTTGAAATTGATTGTAAGTTATGTTTAAACCTTATAGCAGTATCTGCACATGTCTTACCTATTTCGGTTAAATAATCAATATATATTTTATCATCTGTATATTCAATTTGAATTTCTCCACCTAAAGATTTTATAAGATCCTCATTTATATTATCCCATGTTGAAGTATAATCTGAATATCTATAAAGTGAGTCATTTGAATCTTTAACAGTAACATTTCTTACTTCAAATCTTTTGTAATTTTCTACACGTGAATTATGTACCTCTATTAACTTTTTAAGATAATCTTTAGGTGATATATTTTGATATTCCTCATAATCCTGCTTAGAATCTATAAGATATCCTAAAATACTTTCACATGTTATCTTTTTTATAAATGCTCCAGAATCTTGCATATCACTAACAGATGGTAAAACACGACCTATAAATTCATACTTTTTACTTTTAGTATTGAAAACTTTCACGTGTGTCTTATATGCTTTTAAAATATTAAAACCTGGATTTTTAGGCAAAATATTAAAAGTAAAACTATCAATAACATTGATTCCTTTTTTTATAGTACCTGTTATTTTTGGTGCATCTTTATCTGTACTTACAGCATTTATAACCGTCTCTTTATTATCATTTATAATAACTACTTCATACATTACAGCACCTCAATCCTAAATAAAAATTCTATACTTCCTGAACCAAATATAGTTATTTTATTCTCACCTTTTTTCAAAATAAATCTATAATCTTTTGTTTCTCCAGATTTAATCTTGTACTCTACATCATCCTTTTTTAGAGTAAAATCTGAATTACAAATAATTCTCGGAGTTAAAGATCTTATTCCATTATTATATAAAATAATATCTTTTGATTTATTTACTTCGCATTTTGTTGTTTGCAATATATCACTTAAAAAACAAAAGTCATCCCACTTTGTCTGGCCCTCATAATCTTGTTTTATCATTAAAGCATATGTAGTCAATTTCACAGTTACAGTAAAAACATATATCTCATCATCATTTACACTTATATCCTTTACTGCTTCTGCTAAAAAATAATATCCTGGATAATCATCATCAATCATTTTTGATTTTATACTGCTTTTTAACCAGTTTACAAAAATAGTCGTTCTTGCACGCAATTCCTTCTTTGGGTTATTTGTTCTTGCATGTAAATCAAATACATACTCTAATTCTCTTTCAGCATATGTCTGTTCTCCATCATATATCGTTGAAAAATCATATACTCCTTGCATATAAGGAACTTCTTCTTCTATTTTTATAGTCTCAGGAATAGGAATATTTTTGCTTCTTAACCAAGCTCCAAAATCTCTATAACTATGTTTTTCATGTAAAGTTATTCCATCATCAAACATTAAGCAAGTCCCCTTTCTGCAAGAATGATATTATTCCCTTGAATTATATCTAAAAATGGTGCAACAACTGAAGCCAGTATTTCCCCAGATGTTAATACAAGGTTAATTTTTATAGTGTCAGGTAAATTCGTCTGTAATCCCGATAAACTTTCTTTTATTTCTGAAATAAATCCTGTAGATAGTGTTGGAATATTCAATGATGAATCTAATGGAGATATATTTGTAGAAACTCCACTTAAATTACTAGCTATAGCATTTTTTACTTTTGAACCAAATTGGTTAGCTTGTTTTACTACATTCTTAGTTTCTGCTATTATTCCATCTTGAAGGAGATTTAATCTTAAATGCACTTTGAAATCCCTTTACAATTCCACTTGCAAAACTAGAAATTTGATTTCTTAACCATCCTCCAGCTCCGCTAATTCCACGCCATATACCTTGCACTATTTGTTTTCCTATATTAACCATTTTACTAGGTATGCTTTTAACTCCATTTACTATATTAGTAGTAAAATTTTTAGCTGCTTGAGTGGCTTTTTGTCCGAACTGACTTACAAAACTTGATGCTTTACTTATTGTTTGACTCAAGAACGACCAAACCTTACCTGGTAAGCTTCTAATATTATTTATTATATTTGTTAAAAATGTTCTACCTGTTTGGGTTGCTTTTGAGCCCATTTGTGAACCCCAATTAACTACTTTGTTATAAGCCTGTGTCAACCAACTAGCTACACTTCCCGGCAAATTTTTTATAAAATTAACTACACTATTAACAAACTGTGTCCCTGTTTGTATAGCACTGTTATACATATTAGTCCCCCAAGTTACTATATTATTATAGGTATTTGTTAACCATTGTCCTATTCTTGACGGCAATTGACTAAACCAATTTACAATTGAATTTATCCATAAAGGAATATTTGTAGTAAAATAATTCCATGTATTAACACACCAACTCGCTATTGTTCCTAATGTAAATCCCAAAGCATATCCAATTCTTTCTGGTAATTGCATAAAGAATTGCTCTATACTTTGAATAAAATTAGGTATAGTAGATGTAGCAAAATTAATTAAAGATGTTCCCCATTCTTGAAATTTTTGTTTAACTGTATCAATAGCATTGTTAAAACCATTTTTTATATTATCTCCCAGCTGTAAAATGCTATTTTTTATATTATTTGCCCACTCTGAGAATTTTGACTTAATATTATTTATAAAGTCACCCACGGCAGATTTTATATTTTCAAAGGATTCTCCCCACTCTGCAAATTTATTCTTTACACCATCAATAGCATTTCCAAAGAATTCTTTTATATTTTCCCATGCATTAATAAAGAAATTTCTGAAATTCTCATTTTTATTCCAGAGTATAACAATTGCTGCAACTAATCCGACTATGAGTGCAATTATAATTCCAATTGGATTTGCCATCATTGCTGCATTCAATGCCCATTGAGCTATGGTTGCGCCTTCTGTAACCGCTTTATAAGCTTGAAATGCCTGTACTAAACCCATAATAACATTGGCTACTGCCATGGTCGCAAGTGCAGCTCCTATTCCTCCAATTGAATAATTTCAGATACAAGTGGCTGTAATAATTCAATCTGAACTGTTCTACCAAGTTCAGATAATTGTGACCCTACATCATTGTATTTAATTTCATTAATCTCTCCCATGGTATCTGCTGTAGCATCAAATTCTCCATTAATATTCATTAAAGCTTTTACTCCATCAGCTCCAAGGTCTTCCCACATTGTTCCGAAAAGTTCTGTCCCTAGTGTATTTTGTTTAAGAGGATCTTGCAATTCAAATAATTTTTTTATAACTTCACTTGTAGCTTGTTTTGCACTATCTCCACCTTTTGCAAATTTTGCTGTTGTATCATCAACGCTAAGACCTAATTTTTTTATTGCATCGTCTGCGGTACCGTCTTTCATTCTTATTCCAAACTCTTTAAAAGCATCTCCCAACTTATCTACGCTAAATGTCCCTGCTTCAGTTCCATTTTTCAACATAGCAAACATCTCTTCTGCACTATATCCTGCTTGCTCAAAATGCACTGAATACTCATTTATTGTATCTAACAAATCATCATTTTTATCCAGTCCGTTCTGAGCCCCTTGTGCAATTAAATTAAATGCTTCTTCTCCACTTAATCCAAATTGGTCTACAAGCATATTTGCTGCTCTCATGGATTCTGAAACATCATATCCAAATGTATCTCTAAGAGTTAAAGCTTCTTGAGTCAATTGTTTAATTTTACTTGGGTCAGTTTCCTTGGTATTTTGAGCTACCTTTGCCATTGCATCAGCTACATCTTCAAGACTTTCTCCATAATTATTTTTATATAATTCTTGGATTTGCTCGTTAAAAGCCTTCATTTCTGTAGTTCCTTTGCCAGTTTGTGCTTGGAATGAATTCATGGCCTGGTCTCCAGAAGTCATAAGCTCTTTAAATCCATCAATAGCGGCACTTATACCTTGCGATACTAAATCAGCTAAAGCACCTTTTAATACAGTAAATCCACTTTCTGCTTGTTCTGCACTATCTCCTGCATCTTGGGCTGCATCAGCTAAATCTTCAACATCTGCCTCTGCTTGGGAAGAAGCATTTTCTAATTCAGAAAGTGAAGAATTATAATTTCTAATTTCCCTTTCTGTATTTCCAACAGCAGCTTCTTGATTTAAAATTTGTATTCTCATATTATTAGCCGCAGTTTCATTTCTAGCTTGTTCTTGCTCAACTTGATTTAATGCAGAGGCTAATTGTCTTGCTTCTGTTGAAGTTTCCCCAAAAACATTAACAGCCTCATTATATTGTTGCTTTAAAGTTTCTGCCCTTCGCCCATTTTCTTCTTGTGCATTTGTAAGGGCTTCATATTGTTGTTGATATGAACTTAACTTTTGTTTTTGTGCCTGTAGTACTGTATTTAACTGTTCTATCTTTGCCGTAATGCCATCCGTACTATTTTTCCAATCATCCATTCCTGATGTAGCAGCTTTAAACTGAGCATTTGCAAGTTTAATTGTATTATTAGCTTCTTTTATTCCAGATCTAAATTCCGATATATCTACCTTAAATTTGGTAGTTACCTCTTCATTATTTGCCATATTCTCACCCCTCTTTTTATAAAAAGCAAAGAAGACCTAGAACCAATTGTCTCCTGCAGGTCTTCTTATAATATTTTGTTTTTTATTTTTCTTTTTAGTTTCTCTTCTATTTTTTCTTCCCAATCTTTTTATAAGCAAGAAAATTTCACTTGCACGAGTTTTTCTGATTTCGATTGGATTAAGAGATGGAAATCGTTCTGAAATAGAAACTTCTATATCAAATATCATATCGTATATAGAAATAGTAGTTATTTGTGTTTGGTTTACTTTCCCTCATTAGTGCTCATTATTCCATTAACTGAAAACTTAAATATATTTATAAATAATGGGACTAATTCTCTTAATTTTGTTCTCTTAATTTCCTCTTCTGTTATACCAATAAATACATCTTTAAGCAAATCTTTCAGTTTCGGAATAGCCTTTACAACTATTTTTGCTATTTCTATCTCATTATCTTTTTTATCTAATTTGTCTATATCTATTAGCTCTAGTATATCATCAACTGTACCAAACAAAATATCACATGTATCAGTTTGATATGTTTTTTCCACTTCACCATGTTTATATACATTTAATTTTAATTCCATTTTTTATCCCCCTAAGATTTTGGTTGTAAGTTTTCTGGAGTCATTACTGCAGTAAAAAATCCTTCTAATTTAGCTTTCTCACATCTTTCATCTAAAACTATCGCTTTTATACCTGTCTTTTCATTATTAACATCAAATTTATGTGTTGTATAAATTCCTGTAAAAGGTATTTGCATATTATTACTTTCAGTTCCATCATCTTCTGTTGCAACTGTCTCTTCTGGAATACCGAACGTTCCTTTATGTCTCCAAACATATCTATACTTTCCATCAGTCCCTTTTGTTTTATATCCAATGGCAAAATACTTTACTTTTCTTGGTGTTTCTATCATTGCTCCTGTATTTGCATCAAATGTTTTTCCTATTATCTCAGCTTGCTTTTCAAGTGATAATACTGATGTAGTCAATGTAAAATCATCTGTTCCTTCTGAGTTTACAACTATCATAGCCATATTATCATAGTATTTTGCAGATGAATCTGTTGCTGTACTCTTTCCGATTTCAGCAACAGCAGCTAAACTTTTCACTTCTCCCGTAGTATAATTTTCTTCACTATCTTCTGTTACTTCTGCATAAACTAACCCTTCTACACCTCTAAACTCAAAAACTGTATCCATAGTTAAACCTCCTTATAAAAAATAGTCAACATTTTACCAGTATGACTTTTAATATCAGACCTTGCATCAATAGGTCCTTTAACTATAAAGCTATTTTTCTTTAACAGCTTTTTAACCTCACTTATTTTTTCTTCTATAAGTGCTGGATCATTAGAATAAAAATAAACCCAATACCCAAAATCAGATGCATAAGTTTCATTGTTATAAAATAAATCTCCATTATTTTGAAAATTCCAAAATGTAAAAAAACTATCTGGATAATCATCTATAGATAAAAGGCTACCCTGCAAATGAACAGGATATCCAAATGATTCTAAGAGACTAATTATTTTTTTTCTCATCCTCTTAATATTCCTTTTTCAAAAACTTCTTTTTGTTTTTTTCTAACTTTACTCTTAGTTGATGAACCATAAATACTATCATACAATGCCGTATCTGGAGCTATAGTTGGGGTTCCGTACATAAGGAAAATTGATGCCAATCCTCCATTACTAATCCTAAACCCTACTTTTATCTCTGCTGTCTCTCCAGTCCATTCAACTTTTTTATCATTCACTATAGAACCTTCTGTAGCACCAGTTAAATTATGTGGACTTATTCCCTTATGAATACCTGGCGTAATCTCAGCCGATGATGCCTTTAATGCATTTTCCGTAACTTTTTTTAAGTCTTTATCCATTTTTTCAAGTCTTTTTATATACTCATTCATACCAGTAAATTTAAGTTCCATCTTTGCACTCATCTAAACACCACCTTTCACCCTTTGGACCTTAAACTTTATAAATTGATTTCTCATATTTATATTTTCAGGTTCTCCAAGTATCTCATATTTTTTCTCATCCATAGTTTCAATAATACAATCAGATTTTATATCTGGTCTATACCATGTTTCTATTTGTGCTGTATCTATTATATTATAAGTGCCATTTTTCTCAGTTTCCGTACCTCCAAAAGTTTTAAAGCTAACATTTATTATAGCAATTTGTATATAGTCCTTTTTCAATACCCCGTTGATACTCTTTTTAGTTGGGCCTAACAGCCTAACTGGAAAAGTAAATGGTAATGATGGTCTATAAGTTTTCATCATATATCACCTACTTTGCTACAAACTTGGATAGCCCTTTGCATAAAATAAGGGCTAAGTGCAGCATCACCTGCTCCATAGCCCCATAAATCTGACACTCCCCTTGTTATAAGTCCAATACATTTTGGACTCATAACATATTCTTCATTAGCTCCAGCATCTATAAGAAAATATACAACTTCTTCAATATATCCTTTTATTGTATCATCTTGAAACTCTCCAGTTATACCTAAATTAGATTTTACTTTATTAAGTACATTATCTGGAATATTCATTTTTAACACATCCTAACTATTTTGAGTTTGTTGTTCAGTAGATTGAGCAGGTGCTGCACCTTTTTTAATTACTAATACTCCATTAGGATCTAATAATTTACCATCACAAATTAAGATACATTTATTTTTTATTTCATTCGTATCATGGTCTATCCACTTAACAGTTTGCATATCAAGATTACTATTTATTGCATAGTCAGATAAATTTACAAATACAGCTATTACATCACCAGTACCTGCATCGTCATAAGCTGCTATAATATCCTCTTCTACTGTTTCAACATTTTTTCCACCGAATCTGTATGTTTCTCCACCATCTATACCATAGTTAATTCTACCTATAGGTTGACCTTGTTTATCTACCATACCATCTATATATCCATCAAAAGTCCCTTGAGCCATAAAGAATTCACCATTTCTATAAGCCTTTTTCATTTTAGCAAATACTTTTTTCTTCCATGCACTCCAGCTTGCTATATCATCTGGTGTTAAAGTTATTACATTCTTACTTGGAACCCTAGAATCTTTTAATATACCAGTTGGTTGTCCTGAACCAGTTCCATTTATAACGGCTTTTTCTAAAGCTATTGTCATAGCTTCAACTGCTAATGGAACAAATAATTCTTGGAACATAGCAAGTGTTGTAACATTTACAAGTAATGTTTGTGCTATTTTACATTCAAGTCCGTAGTAATTAAATGATATTTTATCTTTTGCTTGTATTTTTTGGTCATCACTTGGAGATGTTTCTCCTATCCATGAAGCCGTAGGTTTTAAAGATAATATAGGTACTTGAACACCACCTTGTATATTTAATTTTCTTACTTTGTTATATATATTTCCATAAGATTTTAATTCTGTTATTATTTCATTTAATATACTTGTTGGTATAACTGCCCCAGCATCAGTAGTAGTTGTTACTGCTTTTAACCTAATTTCTGTTGGTATAACTTCTTTTGGTATAGGTGTATTTCTACAAACATAATTCATAAATGCAGTACGATATTCTACTGTATCATATGGATCTGTGTTTCTTTCTTCTTTTTTACCATTAGATTGTGAGTAACTTGCTAAAGGATTAAATTTTCCTCTAGTTTCTTTAGAAAAATCTTTACCTCTGTTTTCTCCTTCTGAAGGTTCACCTTCTTGCCCATCTTCACCTTCATCTTCTAATTCAGCTAATTTTTCTTTAGCATCATTTAATTCATCTAATACAGATTGAAGCGTATCCCCAAGTGCTCTAACCTCATCAATATCTTGAGATTCCTTTATTTTTTTTCTTAACTCTTTTACTTTTTCAGTTTTATTATCAATTATTTTTTGTAAGAATTCGTTCATCTTCTTCCCCCTTATAGTTCATATAAATATTTTACTTTTAGCTTTTCAAGTTCCAAACTATTACTTTTCTTATTTTTCTGATTTTCTTCTGTCGTTTTTTTAGCACTATTCAAAGTTTCTTTATTTCTAGTGTTTATCTCAGTAGATTCATATGCTGGGAATGTTACAGCACTAACCTCTGCGACATTAGATATACTTGTGATTCTACGAGTAGGATAATCTGATTCAAGATTTTCCCATTCTTCAGAATCCACACCAAACATAAAAGACATCCCACTGATGTCTCTTCTCTGAACCGCACTATATAAATTTCTTGCCTCAGTATTATTTTCTATATCGAGGCTAACTCTTATTGTCATTCCTTTGTCATCTACATTTAGACTCATAGTTGAATTTTTTTCACCTTTTTTAAATCTTGCCAAAGGCAATTTTGAAGTATCATGATTGACTAAAAAACGTACATCAGATAAATCTGTTTTTGAAAGTGCTCCTTTTTCTATAACCTCTTCAAAATATCCTAAGTCAGTTTTAGAATCATAAACAATAGGTCTTCCTACTATAACAGCTCCTTCTGATTCATCTGTTTCAGCTCTAACTTCACAATTATAACTTCTTAAATCAAGTCCCTTAGATACCATCTCCTTCACCTCCTTGAGAATAATCTCCAACTTGATATTTGCCTGCAATATCAACATCTACATAATTTAAGGACTGCTTTCTTACTCCCTGTAACTCTGGAAGTGGTCTCAGTCCCATAATCTTACGTTTTTCATTTTCATATAATCCACCTGAATCTCCTAAAAGTCTAATTAATTCAAGCTTTTGTGTAGTATTTAAAAAAATTAAGTCTTCTGGATAACATGATATTCTATTACCAAAACTTTTTTGTTTTTCTGTAAAAAGAACCTTAGTAAAAGACTGTCCTATTTGAATTATTTTAGGCTCTAAGACTTTCTGGTAAAAAGCTTCGTATTGTTCCTTTTTATAATCTCCAGATAAAATTGCAATACTGACACCCCAATTCCTTAAAATTTTACTGTCAATAAATTCTAGTGTATCTTTATCAATTACTTTTAAATTTCTTTGAATTGGAATGTATTCTCCCTTTAAATCAAGTCCTATAAATCCTGATGCACTGTTATTTATTTGTTTTTCTAACTTTTTTATATTATTTTCAATAGTTCCATCATCCATCAATGTATTATATTTAAAAACACCATTAACTGAATAACTTGCCTCTAATGACTTTGCAACATTTTCAAGTAAGACATTATTTATTTGTAATGTTTTTAATAACCCTGAGTGATTAGGCTGTCCTAATTCATCGCCACCCATATAATCATTTACAGAGTAATTTAATCTTATGTGAATTACATCACTATATCTTAATATTGTTTCATATCCATTACTAAATTCAAATTTTATAAAAATCTCATTTGCTAGATCTTCAAGAAAAGTAACTGTTTTTGGTTTTAATGGCCAAAGTTGTTTCACTTTTCCACCTTCCCAAACTGGAAATATAAAACTATTATAATTAAGCAGCAATAACCACATGAATTTTTCTATAAATTCACTCTGTGTCATTATTGGATTCGGATTGTCTAATACAGGTTGTAGAAAATTATCAACCGTTGTTAAATCACTACCTATTGTCCTTTCGTGCACTAACTGTAATTTTTTCATTTCATCTACAATACATACAATTGCTTGTTGCACAACATCAGATGCATATATATCATTACCAAACTGACTAAAAATAGGTGTATAACCATTTAACATCGGAAGATACTTATAACTGTTTTTTTTATTCGTAAATTTCTTTAATAGGTCTATTAGTACAATCTTTTTCACCCCCTCTTTCTCAAAATTTCTCTAAAACGCCTAAATGTTTCATATAAAATAATTAAGCATACAGCTCCATCAATACGCTTTTCAATCTCCATTTTTACACACATACATTGGCACTTATTATCAACTTCAATCCCTGCATTAGATAAATTCCATCTATCTACTGCATTTTGATTATAATTTATTAATCTACTTTTAAAATCAGCCTCTACTAATCTCATAGCAGCATTAAGAGTCGTAGCATTTTGTAAAATTAATTCACATTCAAATCCATACAGCTCCATACGGTTTAAAAATTCTTTTGAAAACTTTACATCATATCCACATTTAACAAGTTTAATCCCATATTCTTTGAATATTTTATAAAACCAATCTGCAACTATAGTTAAATCAACATCATTCCCTTCACAAATTGTTATAAGTCCTTGTTTAGCCCATTCTGCATATTTAGCCCCAGCATTTTTATCATTATTTTTATCATCTAATTTTGACTCCGGTATAAAATACATAGTATGAACATACTTTGTTTTATCTTTTGGATCATTTGGATTAAGCATTAAAATTTTAGCATTGACAAGGTCTGTTGTTTCTGCCAAATCTACTGCTCCTAAGCATAAACTCCCTCTAAAATCCTCTAAATCATAAACTGCTTCATACTCATAGTCATCTTGAAACAACCAAGCTTCTTGACTTGACTGTTTAATGTTAAAATCTTTACTTAAAACAAATATTCTATCTGCTTTTGACTTTTGAGCAGCATCTATTTGCTCCCTAAGATAACTCCATTTTTTTATAACCCCTAAAGTCGGATTAGATTTAGGCCAACTGCTTTCATCTTGCCAAACTTCCAGTTCTGAATCTTGTGTATATAGCCAAGGTAGAGTTATCTCTGCCATTGGCCCTGTATCTTCTTTAGTTATTATTTTTTGACAACTTTTTAGTTCATTATCTAAAAATCCATCATTAACAAATCCTTCTGTAGATATAATAATTAATTTAGGGTTATCCTTTAATGACTGTGACTGCTCAATTGATTTAAAAATAACATTTGTTTTCATCTCATGAGCCTCATCAACTATAGCAAAGTCTATGTTTCTACCTTCTTTATTTCGAGTTCTATCTGATAATTTAAATACTTTAGACCTATTTACTTTATTTTCAATATGTGTTTTAGCTTTTTTAGTATCTAACTCTAATGGATCTATTAATAATCTCATTGTATTTATAGCTTGATAAAGTATATCTGCTTGAGGATCATCATTTGAACTACAAACTATATCAGCTCCACCTGGACCTAATATTAATTCTGTTAAACCTAAACCAGATGAGGTTTCACTCTTTGTATTTTTTCTAGCTATTTCAAGTACTGTTTTTTTAAATCTATCAAATCCTGTCTCACTCATTTTAAAACTGTAAAATGCTTCAATCCATGCTTTTTGCCACAGCATCAATTTCATAGGTTTATTATAAAAAGGCGATTTAGTAAGCCTAATACAGTTTTCCATAAAATGAATTCTTCTATAGGCTTCTGTAGGGTCATAATAATATCTAGGATTATTTAAATCCTCCATAAGGTTATCAAGTTCCATAAGAAGTTGCTGTCCAACTACAATATTTCCTTTTCTTATTTCCTCTCTATACTGAGTTAAAAAAAATTCATTATTCATAAGACTTATTCAACTTTCTAATATATGCTCGTAGAGGACTATCTTCTCCTCCTCCATTATTATTTGTGCAAGATATAATGACCTTAATAGTATTTAAATATGTTTGACTTAATTCCTTATACTGTTTAGCTGCAGCTGTTGTTTTTTGCATTGTTGGATTATTAGGATTTACCTTTAAAAATGGATATCCTCGTAAAATATCAAGTTGTTCCTCTAAAAAAACAATCCCATCAACTATAGGAAGAAACACTTCACTATTTTCTTTTAGATTTTCTTTTAAATAATTTTCTAACTCTTCCCTTCTATCCATAAAATCACTTTACTTCCCTTTTATTTTTAAAATTCCAGCCAAAATTTTCGAAAAATCTCAAAAAATCGTGTGGAGAAAAAGTTAAGACCTCAATTACAGTTGTCCTACAGCTCAAAATTTTTTGAATGTGGGGGGATTATTCTTGAAATTTTTCAAAATAATTTTCAATATAATCAATCCATTCTTTTGGTCTGTTCTTTGCCCTGCTAATACATTCTTCTTTCGTTGATTTTATATGCACAAGTACAGCTCCAGTATCACGTTGAAGTCTCTCTCTATCACCTCTAAATGGATATCCACCTATAATATAAGCATTCTCCCAAAATCCATAACGTGTCTTGACCATATCAATAATACAATCCCTAATTTGAAATACATTATTCTTAATTGAGTTAGGTTTAATATATTCTTTGTTTATAGATATACACTGATATATCTTGTCTATATCAACTATTAAATCATTTCTACCAGCATGCTTATTAACCCATGTACTCTTTCCACTACAAGGTGCACCATATACCAAGAATACTTGTTTCTTCTTATAACCATTAAATCTATTATGTATTTGGTTATGACATTTATGGTGAACTAACATTACATTATCAGGATTCAAACTGATGTTATAGTCATTGATATTATCATTAGTTAAATGAGTTATATGATGACCAATACAGTCATACTTACTAACTATAGCTTTATTACAATGTCCACATATAATAAAACCTTCCTCATTTACTCTACTAACTTTAAGCTTATTAACAAATGATACCCACTCTTTACTTTGATAGAAATTATCTAATGTAAACATTTAATCACCTACCAGTTATTAGCTTCTACTACTTTCTCTTTAAGCTTCAACTCTTTCTTTTTAATCTCAAGCATTTGAGGATCATTTGCCCATTGATGCTTATCATAGTTTTTAAGTACCAAGTTAGCTGCATTAGTATCTGGTAAAGCAACCTTGTTGGATAAGA